CATCATGAACGCTCGCAAGCCTTCATTGCCAGTCGATCCAGCACCGGTGATGATGCCATCCATCACCGCCACCTCAACAGGTGTCTTGGCAAAGAATGCAGTCTGGAGAGCGGTAAAGTCATCGTCGGCATTGTCATACAACATCGAGAACTCTACCGAGCCATCGATCAAGCCATCGACGAATTCTTTCCAGCCACCAGAGGCCCGAGTCGTTACGTCGGTTTCGTCCTTCTCCATCGAGAGGGTAAGGTCCTTGACGTTAGGAATCTCGTTCCACGTTGGGGCGGCATTGGTGCCAGTGTTTCGGTAAAGCTTTGCGTTTTGCGCTAGTACGTGAGCCATTATTAAAAACCTTTGTATCTAAGATTGACTTGAGTCATTAAGACGCCGTTATCGCTGACCTTCCCCACGTCGAAGGGTTGATCCTCTTCTATTTCGACGAGGGGAAGACCAGCCATTTTCACTCCTTGGAGCGAATTGCAGATCTCTTCGACCAGTTGCAAAAATTCGCCGGTCTTTGTTTCGTTCTGCGCGTTGTTGCCATCGGCAGTGGTTCTGACAACCAAGCCGACCGTATAAGTTTTGAGATACACCCCGCCGCGAGATTGCTCGACCCGTTCGATAGGTCCTGCGTAGAGAGTCACATCGTAACCAGTCAAAACATCACGCTCGAAGATTGGTACAAGCTTCTTTGCTGGTGTGAATGCTTGGCTGTAGGTGGCTGCATCGATAAACGCAACCACCGAATCAACTAGTGTTTCCCGTACTCCAGGCATGTGGCTAAATCTCTCGTGTGTGTATCCTGATGAGCTGCTCTGACTGGTCCGTGTATCGCCATTGAGCCTCCACGCCGACCGCAAGGATTGCGTAGGTCTTTGACCCCTCAGTTATGCGATCGCCTTTGAGCGGCAAAGTTTGGACACCACCGAGCACCAAAGCTGAGGTAAGGATTAAATAGTCCCTGCTCTTGACCTGCTCGATAATCATCCCGTCTTGCGAAAGGTCGTGATTAGATCGACCAGGCACAGCCTTGGTGATGACCACCGACTGGGAAGCCGATGGCCGTGAATAGGTGATGTCTACGCCCATGATGGCCTGCTGGGTTTTATACCCATGCAGGCCAGCTGCCGCGAATGGAGTGCTACTCATTAGGTCAACAGAGCCTCGGTGGATCCAATGCGATCGGTGACGATGATCGGAACACCGAACGATTCCGTGGGGAATGGTGCTGGCGATCCGGTCGGATTCGTCGCAGTCCTGGAGCGCTGGAGCTGCCCAAGGCTTCGACGGTTGCACGCGATGTAGGTCGGACCGCGAGACGCTGGGAATCGCTCGATGGCTTGGCTGATCAAGGCATCGGTGAGACCCTTGCCTGAATCAGCGGTCAAGTTAGCGATCCGAACCGCGCTGTACGTGGTTCCGATCTTCAATCCTGCCCATCCGTGGATCGAATGAGCAAGAGCCCAGAATCGACCTTGGTTTGATCCTTGCCGCTCAACGCGAGTACGCTCACCGATGGTGATCTCGCCCTGATTACCCCACAACATCTGGAGGTCTTCCTCGCCGGTGCGAATCAGCCAGCAGGAGGACCCAGTGTTGGCCGTGGTGCCACCAGCACCGACCACCTGAGCATCGGCCAGGCCGTCGAGGTTGATCTGGTTAGCCAAGCCGCTGAACCCTGCCGCCAGGTTGCCAGTACCATAGAAGATCTGCTCTTCGCACTCAGCCAAAGCTTGTCGAAGGTGGGCCATGGCTTCGATGGCCATTACGTGATCGACTCCACGCTCATCGACCAAAGCAGCCGCCTCATCGAGTGCGAAGCTTGCGTCCAGGAACTTGAGCGTGTTTGTCACCTGGCTGTAGGTGCCCTTGGTGTTCTCCACCCCATCATTGATGTCGCGGAAGCCTACGGATGGATTCGCGGTCTTCTTGGTGTAGACGAAGGTATTCGAGCGGCATTGACGAGCCGCGAGGACTGCGAGAAGTGGCGCTTCGTCGAGGACATCGGAGAGCATCAGCTCCATGTCAAGCTTGTTGAAAGTCACCACGTTAGCTGATGTCATGTATGCATCGGCCATAATTTACTCCCTTGCTAAATTGGATTTGTAAAACTGTGAGTGTGTCTCTGTGGTGTGTCTCGTTGGTTGCCGACTAATTGGAGAGAGCTGCCGCCCACTTCGCTGACTTGTCGTCTGCTCCTTGGGCCTTGAGTTGCTCAGCCTTCGCAACTGCTGCTTTCTTGCTGTCGCTCAACTCGATCCGAGGCTCGGAGGAAAGCGCGGTCTCTTCGCCATTGCTTGCCTTGGTGGCTGCTTCCAGTCGGGTCTCCAGGTCTTTGATCTGCGACAGGAGATTCACGTTTTGCTCTTGGGTCTCCTTCGCGAAAATCGCGAAGCAGTCGCCGATGGATCGGCCTTCGAGGTACCACATAGCACCGCGCTCACCGAACGCTTCAATGTAAGGCTTGGCACCGTCCAACGAGAGGCCAGCAGGAGCAGCCACAGGGGCTGTAGCCGGTTGGGTCTGTTGGCCAGCTTGATTGCCTGCTAGCACTTCGTCCATAATGTTTCTTCCATAGTGTTTGGACAGAAAGGAGCACATCCGTTCCACGACCTCGCGGGGCTCCCGATCCGCGAAGTGAGTTTCTACGATCCATGTGGCCAGGGATGGCAATCCCTGAGGCGATGCCATGTCGAATAGACCGCCGCGCGTTGCAGCTGGTTCATCGACAAAATCCACCGCGCGAAGTCCATCGAGGCGAAGCGGTAAGGTTTTACCCTCAGGTACTTCGGTGTACATGATGCCAGCCAGGCTGGTTGCAGCTGAGACGCCGAACGATTCTGGATCCTCTTCTGCGAGATCCATCACGTATGTACCGAGATCACCGCTAGGAGTGTCGAAGGAGGATTCAGCTAGCTGCAAGTCAGCATAGGCCGAATCGCCTTCGATGCGAAAATTGGTCCATCGTCCGAGATACTTACCGAAGCCATCATCGGACATGCTTGGATGAGTGAACCGGGCTTTGGTGCCTTTGTTTGGTTGGTTGCCGTACTCGACGACCTGAGCCAAGGTATCTGCGTCAACCTCCCATGGTCGCGAGTCGTTTACCTTGCCCATCTGCATTACCTTGACGCCGTTGATCCGCTTGGCTGCTCGGTCAACGCCAGACTTTGGAGCGCCACGAAGGGTGCTTGTTTTGAACAGGTTGTTAGGCATTGCGCGATTCTCCTTGGTCTGCTGTGTCTTCTTGGTCTGCTTCGGATTCTCCAGAGTCTTCGGAATCGTCTTCCTCGTCCTCTGGCTCCATGGTGTCTTCGTTGATCGGTGGCTCTTCCGGTGGTGGTGCTTGCTGTGCTCCAGGGGATGCGGTCGTTAGGGTGCTCATACCCATCGAGACGAGGAACTCGTCCTCTTCGTGGATCTTTCGGACTACGTCCTTCCAATCGTCCCCATATCGCTCGCGACGAATCTCAGACCGGCTGCGAAGCTTGTTGGCGATCGCTAGAACATCGCCAGCGATTTCATCCTTTGGATTCCACCAAGGCATACCCGAGGGAATCCAGTCCCAGTTGATGTCCTCGATCCGGTATCCAGCAGGAAGGGTAAGCACCCCTTCGGCCACCCATTGCAGGATCTTCCATACGGTGATCCGGTCTAGCAGCTCTCGCAGGTCTTCCCGCTTTGACTTGCAGGATTGCAAGTACATGATCAGAGCAGAGCGAGAGCCGAAAAAGTTTGTGTAGGCTTCATCATAAAATGACCATGGAATATCCATCGACTTGAGAGCCGATTGTAAACACATGGTCAAAAATGATTGGAACTCGGTCGAAGGGTGCTTCGATTCCAAGAACTCCATCTTGTCGCCTGGATCCAGTTCCACCTTGACCGGACCGCGACCGAGATCGATTCGGTATTCACCGCCCGATTCTTCCTCGTCGTCGCTGTCGGCCATCTCGCGAGTAATCGCAAGCGCGAATAGCTGAGTGATTTTCGCCTTGGCTCGTGCGTAGTCTTTGACTTCGAGAACGTCCTGGAATTCACTGATAGCAGCCACCAATGGTGACACCCCGCGAAACTGGTCAAAGGAGTCCCAGTATGCAAGCTGCATGATATTTTTTGCAGTGACTTCCCGCTCGTACTCGTATCGACCGTCAGTCATTCGCCGGTATACGCCTGCGCCCATCATTCGTCCACCATCGGCTAGGTGGATGCCGTGGACCCAGGTTGCTTTGCTATCTCTGGTCGGTGGATCCTGGACTCGATCCCCTTCGATGGCTTGCAGCTTGCCTTGGACCTTGACGAGAAACACATCGCCATCGAGGACGCGACGGGCTTCGGCAAGTCGAATCATCCGTCGCAAGGAATGCCGGTTGGCTACATCGCAATTGATCGATCTGGAATACCAAGTCATTAAACGCTCAAGCTGCTCGTTGAATGCTGGGTCTTCGGTGCTGGCCTGAAATGTGAACGTCGAGACAAAATCCAAATGCTTTCGGACCGCCCAGCCAGCAACGCTGTAGTTTCGCCAAAGCTCCCTGGCTCCCT